GTCATGTGGACGTAGGTGGTCCCGGCGATGATGGCAAAGCCGGTGACGATCCCGGTGTGATCCGAGCGGCCATCGGTCGGGGTGTAGCGGACGATGCTCCCCTCGGTGATCGTGTCGGTCTTGGGGTGGGTGGTGACGTTCATGGTTGGGTTCCTCTCTCAGACCGTCTCGGCGCTGTGCCGGAGGGTGTTCATGCGGAGCATGGTGGAGCCGGTCAGGTGGCTGAACTCGACCAGGGCGGAACCGCCTCGGACGTGAGCGATCCGGCCGGTGCTCCCGGCGGGGATCACCATGCCGTTCGACTTGGTGATGTCCTCGGTGACTCGGATCTCGGAGCCGTTGTTCATGGTGGTGGTTCCCTTCTTGGTGTCTATGACCAGTATACACGAATGGTGTGACAGCCGCGCAACTCAGGCTGCGATCCGGGCGTTGTGCGCCTTCGCGTAGGTGGCGTTGTAGCCAGCGAGGTTCTCGTCCTCGGGGCAGTCCATGCCGAACGTGACGTGGCCGTAGAAGTTCACGTGGAAGTAGTCGACCTGAACCTCGCTGCCATCGAAGTTGTAGGCGTTGAGGATGGAGTCGAGCCGGGCGATGATGGCCTTGGCCTCGTCGGTCCGCACGTAGCCGGGCTGACCGAACGGGCCGAACTCGGTCCAGAGCGAAGCGGGCTTGTCGTAGCCCTTCACGAAGATGCTGACGCTCGACCCTCCGGCGAAGCGTTCGATGCGAACCGAATACTTGACCGGCGCGCTGGGGAGGTTCCCTGCCTTGACCTCGGCCTTGATGTCCTTGCGGACGAGTTTGGCGATCTCCGCCGTGTCGAGGCTTCCGTCGTACTTACTGCCGTAGGTGATCTCGTACATGGTGGTTGGCTCCTCAGTTGGTGGGGTTGACGGTGAACGAACCGAACTGGCCGGACGTGCTGACCCGGAACGGTGTGCCGTACTGGCGGACGTAGCCCTCGGCCTGGCGGCGGGCGGCATCCTTGTTGGTGAACTTGTGGGACTGGATGACTCGATCTTGCGAGTCCCGGCCCCGGACGGTGTAGGTGCGCTTGCTCATGGTTGGTTCCTCTCTCAGCGCAGCGACGCTGCGATCTCGGCGGCTTCGGCTTGCAGCCGGTTGGACTCGGCACGGAGCCGAGCCATCTCGGCGTTCAGTTCGGGCATGGTGTCGGTCGTCCGGTTGGGGCTGACCTTGACCTGAGCCATCCGGCGGCGGAGCCGGTACATCTCGGAGTTGACGCCTTCGATGGCTCGGTTGATGTTCTTGAAGGGAGCGGGGTTGGTGTCCATGCAGATCACTGTAGCCGCTCCGACGACACTCTGCAACTCGAACACCCCGGATCGGCCCCGATTGAGGTCGCGTTTCCCCAGGTCACAGACATCTATTGGATTTCTCCAAGATTTATCCTGACGCGATCCGGCTCAACGCTCCTTGAACTGGGTGATGACGAACTACGAACCCGGAACGCTCGCAGTTGCCCGAGGCGATGGCCTCGCTCGGATCGTGCTGGTGACGCACGACGACGGCACGCACCTGCGCGCTCTGCTGTGCACCAACATCGTCGAGGCGGCGACCGACATCGACACCATCCTCGATGGCTTCACGCCCTACCGCCTGCTCGTGCATGGCGAGTTGTACGGATGCCTCTGGCACCGTCAGATCGCCAGGGCTGTCGCCCGCGTCCCGGTCGAGGTGGTGCGCTCGTGCTTCGAGGCGCTCGTCTCTGATGGCGAGGCGAACGAGCACCTCCCTCACGGCCTCCCCCTCCAAGGTCCGCCCGACCCTCGCTGGCGCTTCAAGGAGATCGAGGGCGACGAGTGGAGGCGGATGACCGCCGACTGCACGAGGACCCTCCTCGGCTGGGACGACGGATGAACCTAGACTCGACGCCATGTCTGTCGACCTGATCGCCAACCTCACCGAGTACGGGTGGGATGCCACCGACGTTCCCGACACCCTGATCGCGAGCAAGGTGATGGAGGGCGAGTTCAACCACGTCCATCGCTTCTCGCGGGAGAACCCCGACATCGGTTGGGACGACGTGTTCTCCGTGCTCGAACAGGTCGGGATGCAGTCCTCGTTCAGCGCCGTCACTGGCCGCACGCGCCGATCGCTGGTCGTCGCCGACGGCGTGCTCGCTGCGCTCACCTATCGGGCGGAGTGGAACGAGTGGGGAGTGACCCTCGCCGCGACCTCGGCCGAGCGACTCGGCAAGTGGGTGGCTTCGTTCGACACGCTGATCCCCGAGTGGGACAACCCTCTCGTCGAGGCAGGTACGCACGTCCCCGTCACGTTCTGGATGCAGCACCCGATGAGCGGAGGTGCGGTCGCCCGTACCCGATACCTCGCGATCGAGAACTGGGACGAGATCGAGGACAACTACCCGACGACGACGCGTGAGCAGATGCGCTCGGTCGTCAAGATGACCACCGGCCCCGAGGATGGCGCAGGGAAGTTGCTCCTCCTCCACGGTCCGCCCGGAACTGGCAAGACCCGTTCGATCCTCTCGCTGATCCGTGAGTGGAAGGACTGGTGCGAGGCATCGGTCGTGACCGACGCCGAGAAGTTCTTTGGCGATCCGACCTACATGAACGACCTCCTTCTCAGCGTCGAGAACAGCCAACACTGGCTCCTCTTGGCGGTCGAGGATGGCGATGAGTTCATCGACGTGGACGATCGCAAGGGTCAGGGCGTCTCCCGGCTCCTGAACATCTGCGATGGCATGGTCGGCCAAGGTCTGAACGTGATGGTCCTGCTCACGACGAACGTGGCGATGGATCAACTGAACCCGGCTCTGGCCCGGCCCGGCCGCTGCCTCGCCAACATCGAGTTCCCGCACTTCTCTGCTGCTGAGGCGACGGCGTGGCTGGCCGATCGCGGCATCGAGGAGATCCCCGCCGAGGTGGCTGACCACGAGCAGGTCACCCTCGCCGAGTTGTACGCCGGGCTGCGCTCCGTCTGATCTCGTCCCACGCTCGCGGTAGCGTCGGGCCGTGACCATCCTCTCTCTGCCCGTCGAGTCGATCCGCGCCCATGAACGGCACCTGACCGATCTGGCGCGCGAGTGGGGCATCGCCGAGGGGCGCGCTCAGATGGCGCTCGAACACGGGATCCCCGATCGAGAACTGATGCTCCGCAACGCCTACTACGCGGCTGGCGTGACGTTCTTGTTCCAGTGGCTCGCCTTCGCGTCGCCGCTCGCCACTGCCGCTCGACGTGTCCCACGCGGTGAGTACGGTCGAGGTTCGTGATCGAGTGTCGATTTGTGCCGAGGCGGCGCAGGAGGAACCTTCGCTGCATGGAGCAACGTCCGATGCGATCCACCGCGCCCTATGACGCCCTGGCGGTTCACCGCTTCTTGCAGTCGATCTGCGGCCTGACCCTGGTGCCCAAGAAGGAAGTCGGCGATGTCCCGCGACCCAGTTGACATCGACCCGGAGTCGGCGATCGACGAGATCGACTCCATCATGCTGCCCGACGGCGAGTGCATCGTCTCGATCTCCGGCGATGTGGCCGTGCGCGGGACGCCCGCTGCGATCCTGCACTGGGCGACGAAGATCGGCCGGGTGACCGCTGTGCGATTGACGCCACACGAGGTGCAGGTGTTCGCCCGCTCGATGCTCGTGGACATGACTGCCGAGATGTTCAAGAGCGAGATCCCCGACGACATGCCGCCGCCCTGATGGACTGTCTGAACTGCGGGACCGAGGTGCGCGAGTGCGCGTGCTGCGACTCGTGGGTGCACGCCGGATCGAGCCTGACGGCTTGCGAGTCGCTCGCCGTTGCCGCTCATCTCGGCATCGCTGAATGGGCTGGCCCGTGGACCGCCTATCCTGCCCGCGATCGCGGCGAGTGAATCCGACCGTCACCGGCTCGTTGCTCTACACGATCACCGAGGCGGAGCGCGAGCGAGCCTTGCGGGTCGGCAACGAGCGCCAGGAGTTCCACGACAAGCGGGGAACCTCGAACGCCTACGGCTTCCGTGGCGATCGCGCCTACTCGTTGAAGATCAACCAACTCGGTGCCCTGGCCGAACTCGTCGTGGCAACGCTGCTCGGCTGCGAGGACGAGTGGGTCGAGTGCACCGACGAGTATCACGCTCTGCCCGGCGACGTGCTCCCTCGGGTGCAGATCCGATCGGCGCAGAAAGCGGACGGTCGTCTGATCCTCCACCCTCGGGACAAGGACGATCATGCCTTCGTGTTGTGTCGTAATCACATGGCGAAGGACGAGGGCGTCGTCGAGGTGTGCGGCTGGCTGTGGGCCGACGAGGGGAAGCGGGACGAGTGGTGGCCCGGCAAGAATCCAGATCGCCCGTGCTTCATGGTCCCTGACGATCGCCTGCGGCCTGGCCTACGTGGGCTGCGGCGCGCGCTGACCTGACCCCGGACGCGACACAGGCCCCCGACCGAAGCCGAGGGCCTGTGGGTTAGGGGCCTCGGCATCCCCTACGAGGGCGTCTCACGACCGCCCCTGCATCGTCGCTATGCGATCTTGCCCTCCGAGGAGGGAATGAAGTTCGAGGTGCACGTCCCCATCAGGCGACATCGCCGCCCTACCTGGCTGCTCCCGGTTTCGCGCAGTGCCTCGCTACCTTCGTCCCGGTGTCACCACCGAGGGGATGCGCTCACGGGCCTCTCTTTATACGCAGCATCACCTGCGGGCCGGTTCCCCGGCTACTCCCGAACCTCAGTGCCGAGCATGTGGTCGTTGTTGTTTTCACTGGCCGTCGGGGCTTATTGACAATGCCCTCGGGTGTGGTCCAGCGACCATGAAGCCCCGTTTACAAGCGGGGCCACACTCACACTTCGAGTTGCGACCAAGACACAATGCTTGGTCTATCGGCTCAACTACGCCGGTCTATCCGGTTTCCCTCCGGTGTGACTGCCTCGATGCGGGGGTGGCATGTCCCCAGCCGAGGTCGCGAACGCCAGCCCCGTTGACCCGCTTCTTCCCGATTTCTCGGGGTGCGTTGCTCGTTAGCCGGTGTAGCAGGTGTGCCTGTCGCGTGGCTCGTCCGCACCAGACGCAAGTCTTTCAGCCCCCTCGCGGGGACCAGTTGGTTGCCCAACCGCTTGCCGAGATGTGCGGGGCGCTCACGACTCCTGCCGCCCTTACTTCGTGAGAGTCGCAAGTTGCGGGGAATGGCGCACAAAAGTCTTTGGCTCCGCAAACCGTCCCCGGTACAACTCTTTCGAGTGGGCCGAGGCAGCCATCGCAGGGCCTTTCAGCCCTTTGACTTGCTCATCTCGCTCGGTTGTCTCTCCGAGCCTTTCCCGACTGTTTCTGTTCCCATCGGGCGGAACCTTCACCGTTCAATCGGAGTGGTGTCGACCTCTCGGTCCCTCCGGCCCTCCCTGCCCCTCCGACCGCTCAGTCTCGGGTTCGGGCTGACTGCCTTACAACTAGAACTGTATACCCCTCGACGACACTATGCAACCCCCAATCGAGGATTTCTTTGGGATCGTGTCCAGAAAGTGCCTCTGACCTGGGGAAACGTCCCCAAAGAAATCTGTTGGCGAGCCGTCTACAGGGCCTCCCTCGACCGGATCGAGGCTGGACCCGCACCCCTCGCCGGGGGTGTGAAGCCAGACGCCCACGAGCGCCCGCTCCTGTGCGCCCTCCTGCGCCCCAGCGGCCGAGATGGGCAACCACGCCATGACGCCACAGCGGCGCTCTCAGGCGCTCTCAGGCGCGCTGGCGAGGATCGCCCTCACCGGAAGGCCGACTTGCTCGACTGGTAGGACGCCTTCACGGCGAGCGCCTGGCTGACCGCCTGCTCGGCGTCAAGGCCGTCGTCCTCATCACGGGACCGAGCGATCGCCTCGCGCATCACCGGGACTGGATCTCCGTCGTGGAGCGACCAGCGCCACCCGGTCTGAGTCAGCACGAGCACGATTGCGTTCGGACCGCCCATCAGAGGCCCTTGTAGTTGAGGATCTGCGACAGCGTGTGGTCGATGCGGACGAGATCCGCCTGATCGGCCATCACCGCGTCGATGTCCTTGTACGAGCGCGGGTCCTCGTCGAGCAGCGCCTCGGCGTCGCGATCATTCCAGACCTTGCCGTCCATCTGCTCGCGCAGCCCCTCCACGTCGAGCGTCTTGCGCGCCGCGCTACGGGAGAGCCGACGGCCCGCCCCGTGCGAGCACGAGTGGTAGGCGGCGTCGGACCCCAACCCGGTGACGATGTACGAGCGCGTGCCCATCGAACCGGGGATCACGCCCCGATCGCTCTCGCGCGCCCGGATGGCACCCTTGCGGGTGACCCACACGTTCTTGCCGCGGTGGTTCTCCTGCTCGGTGAAGTTGTGGTGGCAGTTGATCCGCTGGATCTCCTCGAACTCGTGGCCGATGAAGGCGGCGACCTCAGCGAGCACGGCGTCCATCATCACGTCGCGGTTGCGGAGCGCGTAGTCCTGCGACCAGAGCATCGCGGTGATGTAGGCGTCGAACTCCGGGGTGCCTTCCACGAGGTAGGCCAGGTCGGGGTCGGGCAGGTCGATGAAGTACCGCTTCATCAGACCCTTCGCCTTGTCGATGTGCTCGCGCGCCAGCGTGTTGCCGATCCCGCGGGAGCCGGAGTGCAGCACGATCCACACGTGGTCGCGCTCGTCGAGACAGACCTCGACGAAGTGGTTGCCCGAGCCGAGCGATCCCATCTGCTTCGCAGCGGTCGCCATCATCTTGTCGGTCATCGCCTCCGGCGCGACGGCGTACAGATCCTCGAAGGCCACGTGGCCGTTCTCGTGACCCTTGCCGACGCCAGCGGGGACCGCCTTGCTGACCTGACCATGCAGCGGCCCGAGCGAGTCGGGGAGCGCGTCGGAGGTGAACGGCGTCTCGACAGCGATCATGCCGCAGCCGATGTCGACGCCGACCGCCGAGGGGATGATCGCTCCCCGAGTGGGGATGACTGAGCCGATGGTCGCTCCGAAGCCGATGTGAGCGTCGGGCATGAGGGCGACGTGACCCTCGATGAAGGGGAGGGAAGCGGCGCGCTGCGCCTGCTCGATCGTGCCCTCGTCGATGTCAGTCGCCCATGAGAGGACGTTGCCGTGCTTGGTGGGCATCAGTTGACCTCGTAGACGTGCCAGACGAACGGAACCTGCACGAAGGACCCGAGGTGCCGAGCCGACGTGTAGTCGTGACCGAAGTCGAGCGGGTTGCCGGTGCCGATCACGGCGATCTTGCGGTGGGTCGCCGGGGCCTCGTAGGGATCCACCTCTGCCCACAGGCAGGGAGTGCCGGACGGGTCGAGTCCGACATGGATGATCTGCGCCGCCATCGGCATCTCGATCTCCTGCATGTCGGTGATCTCGAAGGAGAACTTGTAGATGGTGTCCATGTCGTCGACCTTACGACAGGCATGGGACATCACTCCTGCCAGATTCCGAGCCACCCTCGCATGTAGTCGCGGTTCTCCCGCGTGCAGGCATCTCCTCGGCAGCCCTTCACGTAGAGCGACCGACTGGCGATCCGGCATCGGCCCTCGATGGGGCACTGGCCGTCGATCGGTGACGGCTTGCGGTTCTCGATGAGGCTCTCGGGTCGAGTGCGGATCCCGTGATCGCTGCGGTACGCGCGCCCGTACTCCCGGTTTGCCGCTCGACACTCATCGCATCGGCACGCCGGTCGAGATCGGTTGCCTTGGTAGCGCGCCCTGGTTCCGTGAGGTGACTCGTCGAGCATCAGCGCCGACGATAGTCCCACTCGTCTCGCTCGGAATCGGGGTACTGCCGGTTGGCGGCGTTCATCAGGCACAAGGCACAGATGAGCACGCTGCCCGTCTTGTACCAGCCCGACATCGGCGTGCCAGCGACGAGGATGGTGAGCCATGCTGCCGAGGCGAACAGGACGTTGTGGATCTTCATGGTTGGTGGTTCCTCTCGTGGTTGATGGTGTAGACCATCGTTCCACAGTTCGGAACCGGAGTGGTGGATGCTCATAGCCACGGCGGAGACGGCCGCTTGCTCATCTCGGTGAGCACCTCCTCGAAGCGATCCTGAGTCGTCAGGTACAGCCGGGGGAACGACCAGTTGAACGGAGTCCCGTGCGGCCATGACTCGCCAGCCGGGGTCGTGGCGTAGGAATCGTGCAGCCCAGCGGCGATGCAATCCACGATCGCCTTCATCCCGGCTGGAAGTAGGTCGTCGAGATCCTGACACGGGCAGTTCTCCATCCAGCACTGATCGTCGCCGTCGGTGTCGCGCGGGCAGCCGACCGTCCAGATGACCTGCATCTCCCACGCGTTCTCGGTGCGAAGCCGGAAGCCCTCGTAGAACCCAGCCGGACTGAACTCGGCGTACCACCCGTCTGCTTCCCGGTCCCACGTCTCGATGGCCCACGGGTAGGAGCGATTGCCGACGAAGGGGACGCCCTCGGTGATACGGAATGTCGTATCGCTCACCGACGGCTCTCCTTCCAGAACGTCAGGTGGTCTGCTCGATACTCCTCATCACCGAGGTAGGGGCACCTCTCGCGGTGAGCGAGATCACCGTTGGGCCACTCAGGGTTGAGAATGACCCATCCGTCCTCGCACTCGCCGGGGCACGGCTCTCTTGTCGACTCCATGAGCAGTTGCCGGGCGCGCTCTCGGGTGATGTGGTGGCGCTTCGCGATCTCGGTGAGATTCGACCCCTCATGGAACTCGGCGGCGATCATGTCGGCTTTGGGGTTCCGGGTATACATCAGAAACACGTGTCGCAGGTGCAGTGGTTGTGGCTGCCGGAGCGGCATCGGGTGCTGGCGGTGTGGCTCGGAAAGAACGTCTCCCCGTTCTCACGGGCCGAGTCACACGAGACGCACTCGCCCTTCGGTGCCATCCGAGCCTCGGCCGCTCGCAGATCCTTCGCGGTGCGCTCCTCGTCGGTCATCCAGAGGTGGGCAGCGACCCCGACGATCCTGCTGACGGTCGACCTCTTGTCCGGGGTCACGCCAGCGGACTCGACGAGCACGGCGTGCTGCCCGGCGTCCATCGCCTCGATCTCGGTGGAGGAGATGTCGTTCTCGCGGGCGAGAGCGATGACGGCCATCGCCTTCTCCTGTAGTGGGTTGGTCACGTTGACCGTGGGCATGTCTCGCATGGTTGGTTCCTCTCAGGCGACGGCGATGCCGTAGCCCATGATGGTGTCGGCAGCCGCGTCGGCGATCTGCTCGGCCGAGTACCCAGCGAGGGCCTCGATGTCGGCGGCGACGATCTGCACGTCGTCCGGGTTGATGTAGCCGCCGGGGTATCCGACGGCCATGCTCTGCACGATCTCGTCGACCTCGGCGTGGAGGTTGTCCTCGGCGATCTCGGCCAGGATGCTCAGTGGTGTGTTCATGGTTCCTCTGTTGTGGTTGATGGTACTACGACTGCGGGACACTCAGACCCGGACAACTCGGTCGGTCCAGCCCTCGACCTCGTGCCACTTGGTGTGGCTCTCGGTGTCGTGGCCCTTGCGGGTGTGGACCCCGCACTCGGTGCACTTGGTGAACTTGGTGGTCAAGTTGGTGGGAGCCTCGTGGTCGGTGTTGCGAGCCTTCTCGGCCCACTGGGCGACAACCCCGGCCCGCTGGACCTTCCAGACTTCTTGGTTCCTGCGGCGCTCGTGCTTCCTCATGTATATGACTGTACCACAGTTCTATGCGGAGTGTGGTTGATTCGGCCACATTCCTCAAACAATCCTCTGACCTGGGCTTTCGCGGCTCCGATCGAGGAGGGCGCGCGCCACAGCGGCTTCGATCAGCGTCATGTCGAGCGGCGGGCGCTCGGCGCAGCGACGGCAGTAGGCGTCCACCGGGCCTTCCTCATCGCTCACCACCACGAGCCGACCTCGGTTCTCGCAGAGAGGGCACGCTGCGATCAGCCCGGAGATCTGCCCTGCCACGAGGGCGTCGATGAGTGCTTCCTCGGCGGTGGTTCGAGTCACGTCGTTCATGCCTCAGAGGTACGGGGCGGCTGTGACATCGTGGCCGATCGAGTGTCCCATGCCCCGAGTACGGTCTGTGTCGAAGCAACCCTCAACCCTCGACTCTCACCCTCAACTAGAGGTTGAGGGTTAGCGATCGAACGGACCTGAACATGGCGAAGCGTGGCGAAGGCAAGGCTCCGATGGAAGCGGCCGACAGCAAGGTCGGCACCTACATCGCCTACGACAAGAAGGGGGTCGAGTTCTGGCGACGTGAGGGCTTCCGTGCCGGTCGGGACACGATCCCTGCGGGCATCTCGCTCTCGATGGGGGCCATGCAGATCGTTGACCCGGCCTCGGGCGTCGTGCTGGGGAAGTGGAACCCCTGGAACGTGATCTAGGCCCACTTGCCCATCAGAGCCGTCCCTCTCGTTCGAGGAGCGCACGCGCGACCGGGATGGCGCAGCGGTCGTCGTCGAGCGATCCGCTGTGCTCTTGGCAGTAGCCGTGGTGGTCGAACGCGCACCCGCTGTCCTCGTGAGCGGCGAACGCGTGGAGGAGATCGAGCACCTCGTCGGGGATGGCGGTCGGGAGCCGGTCGAGCCGCTGCATGGTGGCGATCTTGTCGGTCCTGACCGTGAACTCGACGCCCGGCTCTCGGAGGATGAACTCGTCGACCCAGCGTGCATCGAGCAGATCGCTCTGATGGACCTCGGCCTTCATCTCGATCCTGGCGGATCCAAGCGGCCAGCCCCACGAGTCATCGGGCTGCTCGCGTGGAACCTCGATCTCGATGATGGGGCCGTCGTCGTACTCGACGAGGATCGTCACCTTGCGGGGGATGGGGGTTTCCATCAGTCGTCGTACTCGGGGGCGAAGCATCGGGGGCAGGTCATCGGACGATCTCTCCATCGACGATCTCGTCGTCGCTCGGGGCTGGAAGGGCGGGGAGCATCGAGGGCATCGTGCCGGTCGAGTACGCCGCGGCGATCTGCGGCCGGATGAACTGGCCTGCGGTCGTGCCATCAGGGAGCACGATGTGAGCGAGGAACTCGTCCTCGAACTCGGTGATGCCGGAGTCGACGGCCTCCAACTTGGCCTTCACCACGAGCGCGAGAGCGCGCCACCGTTGACGGCACGCCTTCTCCCACTCGCCTTCGGCTTGTCCGGCGGTCCGCCTGGTCCCCCTCGACGGCGTGTGGGTGAACTCCTTGGCGTCGCGATCGGGGAGATCGAGCACGAATCGCACCTGGCGGTCGGTCATGCGGAAGCCGATGATGGCTCGCTCGGCCTCCCAGCCGTACATGAACTGGTCGGCCCCATAGCGAGAGAGCGTGCGCTCGATCTCGGCTCGGGACTTCTCTGAGGTGACCGTGGTGTTCTCGGCGTAGCGGGCCATCAGGCGATCCTGATGGTCAGGAAGCACTGGGCCTCGCCGGGCACCTCGTCGTCCTCGGCGTAGGCGGGCATCGTCGACAGGTCGATCTGCGGGTTGTCGAGGCAGTTCACGATGTGCTGCCACCCGATCGCATGGGCGACCTGAGCGGGAGTGCGGAAGCGGTGGTCGGTCTGTAGGTCCACGTCTCGGAACCACCGCGCGATCACGTCGTCGTGGTCGGTGACGACCACCTTCATCTGGATCGTCCCCTCGAACACGAAGGTCTGTGGCTCGGGTGGCTTCTCGGATTCGATCCGGCGCGCCTCGGCCAACGCATCGGCCACGTTCGACGGCAGGTTCCCTGTCTGTCGGGTCATAGCCCCGGAGACTACACAGGGGGCAGGACACCGGGTTGTGTGAGTGGTTGCGATCCATCGTCCGCAGGGGCCGCAGTTCAGCAGTTCCCCACTGCGAGGTAGCGTCTCCACCTCGTTCCCTGGCTCGGACTTCTTCGCTCCGCCACTCGGCGGCGTTCGATCAGCGCACCTCTCTCTCGTAGTTGGGTTCCGTCATCGCGCCAGCCGGAGTCCTCGGCCTCCCGGTTACGTTTCAGGCTCCACCATCTCGACTTCATGTCCATCCTCGATCAACACTCTCATCACGCTGACCGAGTTCACGTCCGGCGAGAAGGCTTCGCAGCCTGTCCCTACACCCGTTCATCTGCCTCACCGCACAACGACACTCGACGGCGCTGTCACCCTTGCTCCGCTATCCCACTGAGAGGTGGGACTCGGAGGGCTTACCTCTGAGGCGATGCGATCTCGACCTTTCCGAGTGAAGGCTCGGTTGTCTTACCAAGTCGAGGGCGTCATCCTCAGAAGCCCATCGAGCCGTAACGGCTCTGACTCCTGCTGGCTCGATGACCTACATGACCCTCTCGTCGCGGAGACTGCTATGCCCCCATCCTCGGCGTTACCACCGAGGGCAGGTTCAGGGCATCCGACCGTACCCAGCCACCTCGGCACAAACTCCGTTTGGTGGTGGGCCTCCTACACCATCAGGCTTTCGGGTTCCCCCGTCACCCTTGCGGGACTCTGCTCGTAGATGCTCGGCCGGTGCTCGACACTGGCGCTGTTCTCGGGAGGTTCGCCCGAAGGCTTGTCTCACTGGAACCGCTGGTGTGCCGATGCGATGGGTTCGCATCTGCGAGCGGAGGCTCGCGGTGTAGGTCGTCGGCGTCTCCGTCTCACGAGTGAGTCGTGTCGGCCATCGAACCTTCAACCCTCTGCGAGCCAGTCGCACCGTGCTGACGACTGCATTGGAGTGCCTTGCTTCACCACTAGTCCCCCTCACCCGCACTGACGAGCCGAGGCTCCGTTGACCGGGGAGACGTACCCGTTATCCTGCGCTCTGCCCTTACAGCAGGCGCTTTTCCGACATGGGCTACTCCGGCACCGCACTCCGCAACCCGGACTAGTCCGACCGGCTCGCAGAGAGTTGAAGTTGCTGGGTCTTGGTCTGCGGTCCCAAACCGCCTTGGAGGCTCTTGGCCTCTCCCTCCTGCGAGGGCTATGTCCTTGCAAGAACCAATGTATACGATCCGTCTACAGTGTGCAAGTCATTCGAGGGTTCTGACCAAACAATCCTCTGACCAGGGCAAACGCGGCCTCGATCGCGCTCGTCTCGTGCTCCAACTAGCGTGCCGAGAGTGCGTCAGTGGATCGAGTCATGGCCTGACCGGGCCTTCGTCGTCGTCGTCGCTCTCCTCTGCGGGACCATCGGCTTGGGCCTCGGTGTTGCCATCGTCTCGTCAGACGCTCCCAGTGCGGCCGAGAGCGACTCCGGGTGCACGGCCGCTGTGGTCGCCGGAGACGAACTCATCAGTGCTCTGCTGGCGACCTCGGAGGCGGAGACGGCCGTCCGCTCGGTCGACTCCTCCGACCTCGACGTGGAAGTCGCTCGGCTCGAATCCGCCGTCGATCGCATCTCCCCCGCCGGAGACACGTGGCTCCTCCTACGGGACCGATGCCTTTACCCCCAACTCTCGCCCACGACCATGACTCAGGAGTCCGAATGATCCTCCGCGGCAACGCCCTCGAAGGGCTGCCCTTCCCCGATGGCATGTTCCACTGCGCCATCACATCTCCTCCGTACTGGGGGTTGCGCTCCTACGGCGATGACGAAGGCGAACTCGGCCGGTCGGGTCAGTCGCTCGACGAGTACCTCACCGAACTCGTGGCGATCTGCGCCGAGGTGCGCCGATGCCTGGCCGACGATGGCCTGTTCTTCCTCAACGTCGGCGACACGGCCTCGGGGTCCGGCGGCGCGGGCGGCGACTACAACGACGGCGGCTCGAAGGAGGATCGCCCGAAGTGGAAGCAGGGCGACTCCGGCCTCCCTCCCCGGACGTGGTGCAACATGCCGGGCCAACTCGCTCTGCGGCTCGTCGAGGACGGCTGGCTGCTTCGATGCGAGATCGTGTGGGACAAGGGGCGCGAGCGGCGCGAGTCTCTCGCTCACGTGAAGCGGCCTCGGCCCGCCCATGAGATGATCTACATGCTCGCCAAGCAGACGCCCTACCGCTTCTTCCCCGACGAACTCACCGAGACGGGCACCGTGTGGCACTTCCCGCCCGAGTCATCTGGCAAGAAGGGCCAGGCTCCGTTCCCCGACGAACTCCCTCGGCGCTGCATCGAGATCGCCACCGAGCCGGGCGACTGGGTGCTCGACCCCTTCGCAGGCTCGGGCACGACGAACCGGGTGGCCGAGACGATGGGTCGCAAGGCGATCGGTGTGGACCTCTACGCTGAGGAAACGCCGGAGGACGCCAAGGCGTCGTAGGTAGTCATATCGGATGCGATATGGCCTTCGGCATCAGCCGCGCGAGTCGAACTCGACGATCTCGAACGAGTCGAACTCGGTGGTCGGCTCGACGAAGAACTCGGTGCCGGTGTCGAGCACGGTGATCCGGCGGTCGTAGGACGAGTTGGTCTGCGGGAGGCTTCGGGTCAGCCCGGTGAGGATCTTCGATCCGTTCACCGAGAACCGGACCTTCGTGTAGGCCGGGACGCTGCGAGCGACGAACGTGGCTCCGAACTGCTCCAAGTCGGCCTCGGCCGCAGCGCGCTGAGCGAGCGCCGCGTAGTTGTACGGCTTCTCAAAGAAGTCGACGACGGCCGACGGGCCATCCAACTCGTCGATCTGGCTGACGCCGTAGCGGGCGACGAACAGGAGTAGGTGGTGGTCGGCGTACCAGTCGGGCGCGCTGACCCGCTCGATGTTGGACGTGGTGGTGGTGGACATGGTTGGTGGCTCCTACTTGACGATGGACAGGTTGGGCTTGCGGCCTGAGAGGAAGTCGGAGATGTTGGCCTCGACCTCACGACGACGAGCGGTGATGCGATCCTTGATCTGACCCTCAACGATGAGACGGCCGTAGGTGTCGTCGGCTCCCGACATCAGGTCGATGGCCGTGCACAGACCGTGGATCTCGGCCTCGATCTCGCGGTGAGTCTCCGAGCCGGTGTCGACGAACTCCAAGTCGGAGAACCGCTCGGCGATCTCGTCGAGGATCAGGTCGATGGCGTTGGGTGCTGGTTCCATGAGCGTCGCCCTTCGGGCTGCTGTTCTGTAGTTGACGGTACTACGAGGGTGGGACATTCAGAACTCTCGGACCCGGCCGCGGCACGCCTGCTTGGACGCACGAGCCTTGGTCTTGTTGTCGAGCGTGCGGGCAGCACCGCGGTACATCTGCGGAGTGCCGCCGTTGGCGTAGTGGTCGGCACGCTGCATCCCTCGGACGGATGCCATGCTCTGCGCCTGGTTGCTCTTGGAGTTCGTGCGTCGCTTGCTCATGTAGACGACCGTACTACACGGGTATGACACTGTGCAAGTTCAGTCGACAGTTTCTCCCACGAAGCACCCTGGACAGCGGTGTTCGCCGGGACCGACTCGCGTCCAGCCGTGCTCGGGCAGCGAGCCGACGATCGCTCCGGCGGTCGGCAGAACCCACTCCCCGAGCACTTCGCACTCGTCGCACCTGGCGTGCCAGTGACCCGACTTCTCCGCTTTGGTCCCCATGCGATCGAACCCTAACCCTCTAGTTGAGGTTGAGGGTTGACGATCGTGGGCACCTCAGCCTCGCGCGCCCGGCGCACCATGTCCTCGGTGCCACCTCGGCGCAGCGAGTGGTCGAAGCCCTCCTTGAAGGCCAGTACCCCGAGCAGGTCGTAGTCATCCAGCGCCGCTTCGAGCATCGCCTGGTTGCGGATCGGTCCAGCGGCCCGACCGTGCTTGTTCCAGTCCGCCGGGAACTCGACCACCGGAAGGCTCTGGTGACGCCCTGCCTGGCCCGCTAGGCGATCCGCTCCCCGTGCTGCCCCGTGGATGACCGTGAACTCCCCGTGGCGCTCGCAGCGCCTCCTGAGAGCGTCCCAAATCGTGTCGTAGTCGGTCCAGTCCCGACTGCCGCAGACGATCACGGCTCGGCCCTTCACGACTCCGCCTGTGCCTCGACGGCGGATCGCAGGCGCGCCGACGCCCACTCGACCGATTCCTCGTCGTCGTCGATGCCCATGAACGAGAGGCCCTCCTCGATTGCCGCCACTCCGGTCGTGCCTGACCCGCAGAACGGATCGAGCACGATGCCTCCAAGTGGGGTGACGAGCCGGATGAGGTAGCGCATCAACTCGACGGGCTTGACCGTGGGGTGCTTGTTGACGACGCCCTCGGGGAGTCCGACGCTGCGCTCCGCCTTGGACGCCTTGGCGACGTAGAAGAACCGGGAGGCCGCGCCCGTGTTCCCTGCACCTGACCCGACATCACCCGACTGCTCATCGACCATGCCGACTGGGCAATCGGGGTGGCAGTCCCACTTCTCGATCGTCTCGGTACCTCGATCTGGACCTCCAACGTGGTCGGGTGTGCCGTCCCCGAACATGCCGCCGCCGATGCCGCCTGACTTGGCGCTCGCCGTCCCCGATCCGTTGGCTGGCTTGAAGTCGGTCAACCCTTCGTAGATGCAGTCCGAGTGATGAGCGAGCATGAGGTTCGCAGGGAAACGACCTCCTTCCGCTCCGGGCACCCAACCGTCGCCCCTCTCGTAGCCACCTCGGCCAAGCAGGGCGGCAGCCTCTCCGGTGTCGCTCATGTGCGCTCCGCCGCCGAACGCGTCGGTCGTAGCGATCCGAGTGGCGTCGATGTTCATGGCTCCGGTGCCGTACTCCGCGACGTTGTTGACCACCGTTCCGGTGAAGGGCTTGCGCGCGAGCACGATTGGCTCCCACGAGGGCTTCAACGCGGTGCCCCAGCCCTCCCAGTCGTCGGCCTCAGCCATCCCCTTCTTTGCCATCATCTTCGCCACGTTCTGTGACTTCGGGAAGCCTTGGCCGTGGAGCCACATCAGGCAGTCGCGGATCTCCCACCCGGCGTCCTCGATGGCGACCATGAGCCGATGGTGGGTGCGCGTGCCTCCAAACGCCAGCAGGTGAGCGCCCGGCTTGGCGACTCGCATGATCGCGGTCCAGAACTCCGGGCCAGGGACTCCATGATCCCAGCCACGCCCCATGAAGGACAGCCCGTAGGGCGGATCGGTGACCACGGCATCGAAGTGGTCGTCCTCGAACTCG